CTACCGTCAACGATGTACGCCCACGCGAGTGGGATACCTAGGGACTCCCAACATCTTTGGGCAGCAAACCTCTACCTCATTGGATAGAGGCCTGTGACCTCTGATGTGGAATGCCCAGGGAAGAGGATCCTAATTCATTAGGTGAAACTACCCTGCACTTCAAGGACTAGGCCTTGCCTGCCTCCCTTTATATCTTAGATATAGAGGAGAGAGGGTGTGCTACCACCAACTCATATTTAACCTACTAATGCTTAATACTACTTTAAAAGTTTATTTCATATTAAGATCTGGATTGCACAGCTCAGCTGTACTTTACCAGCGACCCTTTCACACACTCTATCAACTCGTTGATTGGAGTCGTGTAGAAGGTGGAGAGTATGCCGTAGTAGATCCTATGGATTCACATGCTATCCTGTACCTCTCGGAAAAGGCTTACCAAGTCCAAGTACGAGTGACTATGTCACAAGACTCGACCTTGATTGTCCTAGCCCGGCCTGGAGACAAGAAAGTTGCCAACACATTAGATGAGTCCCATTCTCAAAATTCCCCCCATGCACTACAGAGTAGCAAATGGAGAAAACTTCTCACATGGTCTATTTCTAAGGTGCGGTCCCTAGCAACAGTAGATGAGCGTGGAAAAGCACTGGTAACACCATCAATAGAAATATTGATGTCCATCATCCCATGGTGGGGTCTTACGACCGCATTCTGGGCGGGTGGTGCTGTGCATCCTTCGAAGGGCTTGCGAAGAGCAATGTTCCAACTTGCTCGTAGTCTAGCTAAAATTCTAGATACCCAAGGTCCAAAATCTTTAATTTTAAAGATGAAAAATTCCTTATTCCTCCTTAATCGGTATTTAGCCGAACAAGAAGGTCGGAATCCTTGGCTCCTTGGTCATCCTGTGTCTCTTACAAGAACAGGGCTCCCTCGTATTATTCCTTTGTCTCTTAGACGAAGGATTAGCTCTGGCGATATTCTCGCAATCAGAGTTGTGCAGAGTCTTCTTCAAGGGTATAAAGCCTTTGAAGGTCCCTATGAATTCCAGACTCTGGAAAACATAGTTGGGGGTTTACCCCATCAGGACCCAAAAACTTTAGCAGAATTCTCTGAATTCTGTAAAGATCACTTTTGGAAGATTGTAGCACAATACGCTGGTAAAGACGCTAAGCGTCTTCTTCGGCCAAATCTTGCTCTTGGGGAGACAGCCTCTCCATACGTACCACTCCGGGGCGGACCAAATGACTCGTCCGGGTTCCTGGGATCAGTATACGATGCTTTAGCATGGCAACTGGTACCGGTTCCCTGGATAGAGCACTGGTGCACGCACCTGAAGGATACTAGGACACTGAACCTTCTGAAGAAAGTTCAAGTATTAGCACAAGGTTTATACCCTTTTGCTAAGAAACAACTCCATTTGGGCAAGATCGGGCTTCTGCCTGAACCTGCAGGAAAGGTTCGAACAATAGCTATTGTTGACTACTGGACTCAACGGGTAATGAACCCGGTCCATAGTTGGATGTTTGACATCTTGCGAGTACTCCCCACAGATGCTACTTTCAATCAAGAAAGTGCACTGCGTACATATGCAGATCTGAACCTGCCTATGCATTGGAGTATCGATCTCAAGAGTGCTACGGATTTAATTCCGATCACTTTATATGAGACGGTCTTCAAGGGTATTCTCGACGACACTACTGTTGATCTTTGGGTGTCCCTGTTGACAAACAGGTTCTTTCATGTCCCACAGGTCAAGGGGAATAAGTTTACCGAAAACGGTAAACCTAAATCCCTTGCACATGTGAAAGTGCAAGGCACAGACGTCCAATATGGACGTGGACAGCCAATGGGGACTTTGTCCTCATGGGCGTCGATGAGCATTGTACACCACGCTTTAGAGCTTTTTGCGGCTCAACGAGCGGGGTTGAATCCTTACGAATTCACCCAGTATCGTATACTGGGAGACGATAACGTAACTGGACATGAGGGTGTAGCAAATGCATACAAGTTGATCACGGGTGAATTAGGGGTTCCTATCTCTATCGCCAAAACACTTGAAGGAAAATTGTTTCAATTCGCCTCTCAAGTGTATTGGGGCGGAAAAAATATTTCTCCGCTCTCAATCCGTGAGGAATTGGGAATAGAGTCTTCATCCCAGCGCCTTGAGCAAGCTCTTAGAGCCGCTCGTCGTGGTTGGACTGAAGTTAATGGGACCTCTAAGTTGTCTCGTTTCCTTCGCGTTCTCCTACCCATCAGATCTTATCGAAGATCGATGAAGGAGTTCGCAAAAGGAAAATTGGGACTATTAGCCCAATCAGCTTTGGTCTTTTCCCTTGGGGCCTCGGGTTCGCTATTGCGATCCCTAGGTTACCAAGGTACCGGAAGTACGCCATTCCTATTAGCTATTGCTAACAGGGTTGAGGCTCTAGCCGGAGACCGTGGCCGATTGAGCAAGAATTTAGATTCTTTGCTAGGGGAAATTGAATATGGTCTCATTATTCGTACTGTATCTCAGATACGGTCCGAATGTGAGAAACTAATTCAATCCCTACATGATGCGAGTACCAGATTCTCCGATTGGAGGGCTGGTATCAAAGAGACAGGGTTCCTTCCGAGATCGTTTCGACGACTCTCTGGTTGGAGTCCGGCGGGGCATGATCCAGTAATACTGGATCTACCTTACCGGCAGGATCATGAAGCGCCTGCCCTGGCCTTCTTCTTCAAACGGAACGAAGTTCCCGTTTGGGAAGACTTCTTAGTGCTTCTGAGTGAGCCGACGTTCTATGCGGGACTTTTAAAAAAAGTTCCGATAAAACTTAGACATCACTTGCCAGAAGTTTTCAACAGAAGCTTTGACTATTCTTCAATAGTTTACCCCTTTTGGGTGGACTATGTGAGTCGCCTCAATGTTGTTCGGTCTGAGACCATACAATATTTGAGCCTCTATCACAAAGCCCTTTGGGAAATAATAGAGGACACGTACAACCCAGTGTTTGGCACGTCGTCATACTCCGATGAGTCATCGGACTATGATTACCTAGATGCTGAGGATGATGGCATGGGAATGAGTTTTTCAGATGAGGGAAGTATTACTTCTCCATCTGGGCTCCATTCGATCATACCAAAGGTCAATGCTGACATCATGAAATTACAGAGTGAGCTACTAGAAATCGAAAGATCTTTAGAAGCTGTAACCCCTGAGAAGGTGCGTAGCACCATCACGGAGGACCTCTGGAAATCAGTTGATCAAGCACTAGAGCTGTTGGTAAAGGTTTCAAGACTTCCTTCATTCTTATCTTTACAGGATTTTGCACCTGAAAGATCTCGGAAAGAGATTGATCTCCTCCGGGAATGGGTACGGAAGGTTGAAGTCATGCGTGGAGTAATCCACACATGGCCGCTAGAGGTGGATATCAAGCTTGATACCACCGCTGCGCAGTCCTTCATGGACCTGAACCATGATCTCGAAAGAGATTATGGGCCACTAGTCTCAGATCTGGTGGTAAACAAGAACAACAAGGCTGCTCTTGCCGGCTTGCCAAAAGAGTAATGGGGGAACATGC